AGAGAGCATGCGACCTGAAATGGTTAGGCTTGTAATACCGTGCTAAATTTTTTTCAATAAAAATCTTGGTCAAAGTCTAAAAACAAATCAAGGTCAAATTTCATATAAAATATGAAAGGAGACTAAGATATGAAGAAACATTTTATTTATATAACTACTAATTTAATAACTAATGAAAAATATATTGGTAAGCATTATGGAGAATTAGATGATAATTATTTAGGAAGCGGAAAAATTCTTCAAAGAGCAGTAACTAAATATGGGAAGGAGAATTTCAAAAGAGATATATTATATATTTCAAAAGATGAAAAAGAAAACTGTCAAAAAGAAAGAGAATTTATTAAAGCCTATAATGCAGTAGAAGATAGAAATTTTTATAATATTGCAGAAGGTGGTGATGGCGGAGATATTTTTCATCAACTTCCATTAGAGCAACAAGAAACGCTTAAAAAACAATTTAGCGAAAAAAATTCTGGCTCTGGCAATCCAATGTATGGCAAACATCACTCAGAAGAAACAAAAGAAATATTAAGACAAGTAGATAAAAGTTATACTCAAACTGATGAGTATAGAAAGAATATGTCTATTGTAACATCTGGAGAAAAAAATGGAATGTATGGCAAACATCATACAGAAGAAAGTAAGAAAAAAATGAGTGATGCTAAAAAAGGAAAAAAATTAGGAAAAGAAAATGGAAATGCTAAAGGTATTTCCGCTTATCAAGATAAAGAAATGACTATTTTAATTAAACATTTTGATACAATTCAAGAGGCGTTGATTTGGATAGGAACAAAACCAAATGATTATTCTGGAATCTCAAAAAGAATGAAAGAACAGAAACCTTATAAAAAATTTTATTGGAAAAAAGAAGTGTAGAGACTAAATTATAGAGGGGTAGAGATAGGCACTGCCCTGTAGTGCAATCTAATAGTAAATGAAGTAAAATACTCTCAGTAATTTACTATGAAAGAGATAGTCCATAAACGGATATTGACTTAGATTTATGTCCAAGTAAAAGACCAATTATATTAAAGAAAATAAAAGAAGAAAGAGGTCAAAATTTTAATAAAGATATTGATGATATATCAAGAAAAAATTTAGGTTGTACTTTAATTGCAACTTTTGGTACTGAAGGAACTCGTTCTACAATTTTAACAGCCTGCCGCGGTTATAGAAGTGAAGAATATCCTGATGGAATTGATACAGATACAGCTCAGTATTTATCATCATTAATTCCTAGTGAGCGTGGATTTTTATGGTCATTAAGTGATGTTATTAATGGTAACCCAGATAAAGACAGAAAACCTATTAAAATATTTATAAATGAAGTAAATCAATATCCTGGATTATTAGATATAATGTTAGGAATTGAAGGGTTAGTAAATAAAAGAAGTTCACATGCTTCAGGAGTTATATTATTTGATGAAGATCCATACGAATTTGGCTCATTCATGAAAACTCCAAAAGGTGAAGTTATAACAGCTTATGATTTACATATGTGTGAAGCTTGTGGAATGACAAAATATGATTTCTTGGTTACAGAAGTCCAAGATAAATTAGCAGAAGCCATTAGATTATTGCAAAAATATAATGAAATTGATAGTACATTGACATTAAGAGAAGTATATGATAAATATTTTCACCCAAATGTATTGCCTATTGAAGATGATAAAATTTGGGAAGTATTGCAAAATAATAGTGTTTTAAATATTTTCCAATTTGATAGTGATGTGCGGAAGTCAGGCTGCAAAGAAGATTAAACCTCGTTCAATTATGGAAATGGCTGACGCCAATGGACTTATGAGATTAATGACTTCAGAAAAAGGTCAAGAAACTCCAATGGAAAAATACATAAGATTTAAAAATGATATTAATTTATGGTATCAAGAGATGAATGAATATGGATTAACAAAAGAAGAACAAGAAACATTAAAACCTTATTTCTTAAAGTCACATGGTGTACCTCCATCACAAGAGCAATTAATGAAGATGTTAATGGATGAAAATATTTGTAACTTTACATTAGCAGAAGCAAATGCCGCAAGAAAAGTAGTTGGTAAAAAACAAATGAGTAAAATTCCTGAGTTAAAAGCAAAAGTATTAAAACAAGCAAAAAGTGAAGCTTTAGGTAATTATGTATGGAAATGCGGAATTGGTCCTCAAATGGGTTATTCATTTAGTATTATACATGCATTAGCATATTCATTTATAGGTTTTCAAACTATGTATATTGCAACAAATTGGAATCCAATTTATTGGAATACAGCTTGTTTAGTAGTTAATAGTGGTTCTCTTGAAGAAGAAAGTGATTTTGAAGAAGATGATAATGGAGATATGATTCCAAAGAAAGAAAAAGCAACTGATTATGGCAAAATTGCAAAAGCTTTAGGAGATATAATAGCAAGAGGCATTAAAGTATCATTAGTTGATATAAATAAATCTAATTATAGTTTTGAACCAGATGCAGAAAATAATGAAATATTATTTGGTATGAAAGCATTAAGTAATGTTGGAGGTCCAGTAATAGATCAAATTATTTGCGGCCGCCCATATTATGGTATTAAAGATTTTATGGTAAAATGTCCATTAAATAAAAGTGCTATGATTTCATTAATTAAAGCTGGAGCTTTTGATAAATTAGAAGTAGAGTGGGGAAAAGAATTAGGAGTTGAACCTAGAAAAGTAATTATGACTTATTATTTATCTCAAGTGTGTGAACCTAAAAAGAGAATTACATTACAAAATTTTAATGGTTTAATTCAACATGATTTAATTCCTGCAAAATTAGATTTTGAAAAAAGAACTTATTTATTTAATAAATATTTAAAAGCAAATAGAAAAGTAGGTCAATATTATACATTTGATGAAATTTGTAATAAGTTTTATAATGATAATTTTGATATTGAACAATTAGATGTAATTAATGGAATAACTTGTATTTTACAAACAAAATGGGATGCAATTTATCAAAAAGTAATGGATAATGTAAGAGATTGGATTAGAGATAAACAACAAGAAATATTAACAACATACAATACAATGTTATTTCATGAAGCTTGGGATAAATATGCACAAGGTAATATTGCATCTTGGGAAATGGAAGCATTATGTTTTTATTATCATGAACACGAATTAATTAATGTAGATAAGAATAAATATGGTATTGTTAATTTTGAAGATTTGCCATCAGAGCCAACAGTAGATTATTTCTTTAAAAGAAACAATAAAGAAATTCCAATTTATAAATTATATAGAATAGTTGGAACAGTAATAAATAAAAATGATGCTCGTTCATCTATAACTTTATTAACATTAGATGGAGTTGTTACAGTCAAATTTACAAAAGAATATTTTGCTATGGCCGCACGTCAAGTATCAGAAAGACAAGAAGACGGAACTAAAAAAGTAATTGAAAAAGGTTGGTTTACAAGAGGAACTAAAGTAATGTGTACAGGTTTTAGAAGAGATGATACTTTTGTAACAAAAACTTATGCAAGCACAAATAGTCATCAATTATATAAAATTGAGTCAATAAATAATAAAGGAGAATTAGTATTGACTCATGAAAGGAGAGGCTTTGAAGAATGATAGAAATAATAAAACAAGGTAATTTAGATAATGATAATGCAAAATATAGTAATATATGTCCTCACTGCTATTGTGAATACACATATCAAAAGGAAGATGTATATGTAGATTCTTTAGATCGAACTCAATCAGTAAGATGTCCTTGTTGTGGACAGTCTAATATTGCGGCAGTACCTCCTATAAATGATATTTGGTCTTATGATATAATACCACATTATCTATATGGAGATGCAAACCAAAATTAATTAATTTATTTATTTAAAAAATTATATATATTATGGAAACTTTTTGGAGGACATTCCTTGTCCTCCCTGGTAAATCCAAAAATAAAAATAAAGGAGAGAAAATAAAAATGTATTTTATTAAAGAAAATGGAACAAAAGTTCAATTTGACAAATCTAAAATTAAGAAAGCTATAGTTGCGGCAATGCGTGATGGCGGAGTTTATATGCCAGACATTGCAAGAATTATAGCAAGTGATGCAGAAAATTATTTTGTGAACAATTTAGTTTGCGTTGAAGGAGAAGAACTTAGCGTAACTAGAGAGGAAGTGGATAAATATATCTTTGATAGATTAATCCATTATGGACAAAATTTAACTGCTAAATCTTATGAAGATTATAAAACTTTAAGAAAATATCAAAAACAAACAATGGATACTGATGAATCTATTTTGAATTTAATTGATGGTTCAAATGAAGAATTAAGAATGGAAAATTCAAATAAAGCTCCTACATTAGCTCCTACACAAAGAGATTTAATCGCAGGAGAAGTATCAAAATCTATTGCGAGAAGAAAAATGATTCCAGCTCATATTTTACATGCACATGATGAAGGTATTTTACATTTACATGATTTAGATTATTATGTTCAACCTATTCATAATTGTGATGTTATTAATTTAAAGGATATGTTAGATAATGGAACAGTAATTAATAATACTTTAATTGAAAGTCCACATACATTTAGAACTGCTGCAACTATTACAACTCAAATTGTTGCTCAGGTATCTAGTTGTCAATATGGAGGTCAAACTTTTACAACAGCTCATTTAGCTCCTTATGTAAGAAAAAGTTATGAAAAATATATTCAAGAAGTAACAGAAGAATTAGCTAATGTAGTTGATAGTGAAAATAAAGAAGAATTAATTAAAGAAATCGCTGAAAAAAGAACTAAACAAGAAATTAAAGATGGGGTTCAAACAATTCAATATCAATTAAATACATTAATGACTACTAATGGCCAATCACCTTTCTTATCAATTGCAATGTGGGTATCTGAAGATCCAGAATATGCAAAAGAAAACGCAATGATAATTGAAGAAATATTAAATCAAAGATATATAGGAGTAAAAGATGAACAAGGACATTATATTAGTCCAGCATTTCCTAAATTATTATATTTCTTAGATGAAGATAATGCTTATGAAGGCTCTGAATATTATTATTTAACAGAATTATCTGCTAAATGTTCTGCTAAAAGATTGGTACCAGATTATATTTCAGTCAAAGTAATGCGTAATAACGTAGGATATGCATTCCCTTGTATGGGTTGCCGCTCATTCTTAAGTCCTTGGTTTGATGAAGATGGTAAACCTAAATTCTATGGTAGATTTAATATGGGTGTAGTATCATTAAATCTTGTTGATGCAGCCTTATCAGCAGATGGAGATATGGATTTATTCTGGAGCATTATGGAAGAAAGAACTGATTTATGTAAAGAAGCATTAATGTTAAGGATAGAAAAATTAAAAGGTACTACAACAGAAACAGCACCTATTTTATGGGAATATGGAGCTCTTGCTAGATTACCAAAAGGAAGTAAAATAGATAGTTTATTAGAAGGCGGCTATGCTACTATTAGTTTAGGATATCATGGTCTATGTGAAGCTGTTTATGCTTTAATTGGTAAGAGCCATACAACAGAAGAAGGAGAAAAACTTGCTGTTGAAATTATGCAATTTTTAAGAGATAAAGTTGATACTTGGAAAAAAGAAACAGGCTATGGTTTTGGTTTATATGGAACACCAGCTGAAAGTTTAACTTATAGATTTGCAAGAACAACTAAAAATAGATTTGGAGAAATTCCTAATGTAACAGATAAATTATATTTAACTAATAGTTATCACGTTCATGTTACTGAACCTATTGATGCTTTTAGTAAATTAAGTTTTGAAAGTCAATTTCAAAAATTAAGTTCTGGTGGATGTATTTCATATGTTGAAGTTCCAAATATGAATGATAATATTCCAGCAGTAATACAAGTAATTCAATATATATATGAAAATATACAATATGCAGAAATAAATACAAAATCTGATTTATGTGAACAATGTGGATTTGAAGGAGAA